TTATTGCTGTTGAGAGTAGATGATTGAATTGAGTTCTTCTGCGGATGACGCATTATTGATTCTGCTCAATAAATCTTCTGCTCGGTCAGGGGACGAACCAAGTTGAGTAACTACATCTTGCTGCCGTAGGGCTGCGCGATTTAATTCTCTTTCTTCGTTTACCTCTGGCTGTGTTAATCCAAACAAGTCTCCATTATCGTCAAGCCAGTTATTAACTGACTCTTCGGTAATATCATCCAAGTCTTTTAGGATTAATCGTTGTGCCTTTGGATTGACACCCTTCTTGTCTAGGACTTCTTTGACTGTACGCTCACGCTGCGCCTTGGATAATCCCTCAAGTTGCTCAGTGAGTTCTTTGATACGCTTCTCGTCATTGCGCTTGGCTTTTCGTAACTTTTTAAGTAAGTCACTTCCATCCATCTGCACGTCGTTGTCGGTATCTTGATCGTCTTCGTCTTCATCCCAGTAGTTGTTGCTCATAGCAACCCACCCTTCTATTCGTTTGAATCGCAAGCCTCAGGTTCTAGTCGGGGAACTAGTCTGGCTCTTACTACCAGTCTTCTACGCTATCGGGGCTGGTGAGTCCGACAGGATTTTAGATTTGTCCCGCAGTGTTTTTAGTTTTAAGACTAAACTGCGATATACCAGGTGAGGCAGAAAAAGTATCTGTTTCAACTTGTTTCAAACGTTCACGTTTGCGTTTAGCAGAAGCCAAGCCCTTAAACTCTTCTTCTTCACCTGTTGCTTTATTGTATGTAATGCCTTGTTCTTTATAAATAGAACTAAGTTTTTCTGCCGTAGGTAGATATTCAGCAATCTTGCTATAACCAGCAAGTGCTTGTGTTTTATCAATACCAAGACGAGCAAGTTCTTCTGCTGTACCAAGGCTTGTTTGACCAAGTCCTTGAGTAATAGATGCTGCACTAATCTCAGCAGCAGTTACTTTTTCTTTTAATCTATCAGTACCTTCTGCTGGATTTAAGAAGTACTTAATTAAATCAGTATCAGTGATACCATAAAAAGCCTTAAGTTCACTCTTTACATTTGCATCTGCCATATTTACACGTGTAACTACTGTCTTAATACGGTCTTTAAACTCTAGTGCTGATATGTTATTACCAATAACATCAGCCATCTTTTGCTGACGAGCAAGGCGAGTAGTAGCATCTGTTACTGTACCAAAATAATCTGCTAAACCATATGACTTAAGTGTTTCGCTATAATCATTTTCAAGTTCAAGATAGTCTACTTCGCTAAGAGCATTAAGACCTTTACCAACTCTTAATTCATTACCCTTAAATCTTTGCTTATAAACAGTTTCAGTTTTAAGTTTAAGTTTAGCCTGCTCTGGTCCAAGGTCATCTTCCATATATTGACGGATGATTGGAACTAAACTATCTAAACCATATTCTTTAAAGGCTGCTTCTAGTAATGCATATGCATCGCGTGTTTCTTTACTGATTGGCTCTTTAACGTTTTTTGGAGTTCCATCAGGGTTTAAACCTGCTTTAATATTTGCTAATATCTTTGCATCTTCAATTTCTTCTTTAGTTAAATTTGTTCCAGTACCAGGCATATAAGCATCAACATTTACCTTGCTTTGTGTTCCAGTTTTAATAGCGTCAACAACGCGCTCGTTGTATGTTTTTGCTGGATTAATTAATTGTCTATATTCTGCTTGTGATTTTTCAAGCGCAGCAAGTGTAGCCTTTTGTTTAGCAAGTAGCGCTTGTGCCTGAGCAAGCATTTTTTGGTCTGCGGCTTTTTGCTTTGCTGCTGCTGCTTTCTGTGCTGCTGTCTGCGCCATTATCCCATCAATCCGAACGATTTAAGAATGTCAGTCGCATAGTTAGCGGCTTCTTCTTTAGCGTTCTTTGTATTAGCCCATACAGGGTTCTTGCGAAGTCTTTTATTAAAGTCTGTCATAGATAGATTGCCAGTTAAACCATCTTGAATGTCTTTATCAAAGACATCAATAGCATCCATATTGAGTTCAAGCGTCTGTGCCTTTTGATAGATATAGTTACCAGCAAGTTCCTTGACGCTTACATCATTTGTAATCTTGTCTGCAATAGCAGCATACTGTGGCTGTGACTTAGCAATCTGCAGAATCTTTGTTCTACTTGCTTCTATGTTCTGACCCTTTCTAAAGTTGTTGGCTACATAATTCATAGCCTGTTCTTTAGTCAGGACAACTCCATAGTTCTTAGCGTAAGCAAGAATAGAGTTTACATCCTTAGCCGCCGCGCCTCCAGCAGTGAGCAGTGTATTGATATCGCTGCCTTGAATAGCCTTTCCAGCAACCTTGCCAAGAAGTAAGGTCTTGTCCAACTCAGACATAAGGTCACCAGTTGAAGTACGACCAATTTGGTTACCTTCAGCATCATACTTAACAGTAGTAGCCGTAACCGCTTTCTTTTCTGCATCACGAAGTAATTCATAATATGCGTTCTCTTCTTCTTTGGTTGCATTGCGACCAAGGTTAGCCATAAAAAATTGGTCAGCATCTTCTGCTGCGTCTTGACGCTTAGTGACAATTGCATCATATGAAGTTTTACTTGTTGGCTTAGCCGATGTAAAACCTGTTGATAGATAGTCAATAAAGTTAACTGGTTTTTTATCGCCTTTAAGTGTATACTTATCTACTGTTTCAATTGAAAACTTACGTACAGAATATAGTAAACCTTTATTAAAATCATCTGCTGATACATTTTTTGACTTATATGTTTCTTCAGAAATTGAACCACTCTTATATAATTTTTCAAACAATGCATCCATACCACCAGGTGTAGCGGTAGCATCTGTAAGCATCTTATTGCGAATAGCATCAAAGTCATTAAGAACTTCAATAACCGTATCTTTACCAGCAGGAGTTTTTGTAACACCAGTGCCAGGGTCATAAGTTACCTTTGCAGCACTAGGACCAACATAGATAAATACTTCACCTTTATCGCCAGATGCAACAATTGTTTTACCAGTTTCGGGGTCAACAGTAACCCCAAGTTTCATATCAGTAAATGGTTTTAAGAATGGATCTGCCTGTGCTTGTTGTGATGCTAATGTTTGGTCAAACTTATTTTTAGTTTCTACTGCTTTTGCTTGTTCGGCATCAACAACAGCAGCATCAGTATTAAGTTCGTAGAATTTATTGCCACGCATATAACCAATAAGGTTACCCGTTGATTTATCAATAACTTGATTAACAACACCAAGTGGAATACGCTTGTCAACACCAAAGTTAATGACTTGTACAATGCGTGAATTATTAGGCTGTGATGCCATTGTTATCCTCTCGGTACCGCAACATATGTGTCACGTGAATAGTAATTAAGAATTGCACGGAATACCGCACGATTGGCTTCCTTCAACATAAGGTCACCAATTGATAGGTCTTGGATAAGTGCTTCAATCTGTTCTTTGCGCTCGCGCTTTATAGCAGAGAAGTTACTTGCTTGACGCACTGTAGAGTCAAGTGATAAGTTAATAAACTCACGAACTTGTGATGTTATGTTTAACATCTTCATACGTGTTTCTTTAGGAATGTTAATATCAGTATTAGTTAATATCTCTTCCATACTAACAAGCATACGTTCTTCTGATGCTACCTCATTACCACCAGCAGTAAGTGCTGCTTCAAGTAGTGGATTAGAAGCCTTAAGTGCTGCACGTTGATTAGTAGAACGCTGAATAACTGCCCTACGTTCAGAGATGCTAAACGTTTCATTAAGTATTTCACGTTCTTTACGACCAATATCATAGTAAGCCTGCTTATCACCTGATACTAAAATATCTTCATAATACTTATCTACATCTTTATCTTTAATAAACTCTGCTGCTTCTAGCCAAGCATAGGTAGCAGCATCAACCTCACCAACATATGGAGCAAAAATAAAGGCTGCTTCACCATATGTCTTAATCATATTCTTATTTTCAATAGCCCAATTCTTTAATTGCTTGGTCTTTTGAATAACTGTATTAGTCTGCTTTTCATCACGGGCTACTGTATAGACTAACTTACCTGGGTTCTTACCAATAAAAGTAGCAAGTGCCATTTCATATGGGTCTTGAACATCCCCATTGTATGTCTTCATAACACCGTTAACTAAGTCATAGAACTCAGGGCGTAACCCTGTAATTCCAACATCCTTTAAGTAATCTGGAAGTCCAATACTCTCCTGCATAGATGGGGCAAGAGGCGATAACATTCCAAGGATTCCACGCATAGCAATAATGTTGTGAGCAGATATACGAATCTGCTTTAGGTATTCATACTTCTCTGCTTCTGTAGCATTAGGGTCAATACCACGTCCCTGAGACGCGTTATATGCAATTGCTGCCATAGCAGCAGTAGCCTCTTGACGGTTCTTTTCATCCTTATTAAGGATAATAAAAGCCTTTTGCAATGATGCAGGAACAACTGCGCGAACAATGTCCATACCTTCACCAATGTTACCTAGTGCAAAGTTGTCTAGTTCTTCACCAAGTTTTTCACCAGTTGGACCAGTTTTACCTAGTAAAGCCTTCATTCCTAAAACACCTAGTGCAGATATAGGTCCACTCAATGTAGGTAAACCAGCATCAGGGCTAAATGATGGGTTCATTAACTTTAACTTTAAAGTAAAGTCATTAAAGATAGGTTGTTGAAAAGCACCATTACCAGTAAGTGTACGTACTGTACTGTCAACAGTTTTAAAGATTACGTTATCCATAGGCATCATTACATATTGGTCGCCCTTAGCATCATTATGAATAAACCCAGATGAATCTAAACCAAGATGCATCAAACGAATACGATATGCAACTCGTAGTGGCACATCACGCATACGATAGATACGGCGATGGAAGTCTTCGGTAGCACGATAGAATCGGCTTACGTTACGTTGAGCAAGTGCAAAATTAGAACGAATGGATGGGTTATCTGCAAACTTAAGTACTGTGTCTGCAGCCTGCTGTGTAGCAATCTGTACGTATCTACGTACTACAAGTTCAGTGGCGTTTTCTGTTGCTTCTTGAATCTTCCACTTAGAAGGATTATCACCTAAGTCAGCAATTGCACGCTTGACCATTAAGGCAGTTTCTTCTTGCTGAAGAACCATAAGGTTCTTTCGGATACGTACATAACCTAACATCACTGCAGGCTGACGGAAAGCCGAAGTAACTTGACGGTCCATTAGTTCAAATGCACGATTACCTAACTTTGATAATATGCTTTCTGCATCATCAGTTAAACCTTCAATACGAAGGTCTGTAAACATTTTTCCTGCAGGTTGAAATCCTTGAGTAACTTTTTCAAAGTCTTCAAATGTAATAGCCTTAGTAGACATATGCCATTTATCAGCAATAGGTGATAGACTTTTAATTTCTTCATCAACTAATTTAGCGTGATTTGCTTTAACAAGATTAAATAATTCATCATTAAACTTAGTAGCAGAACCGTGAAATGCTTGATACAAATCAAGAAGAATACGGTCAACTTGGTCAACAACAATATCTACTTGACTAATACCGCGTTGTCCAAGTTCGCTGCTGCGAGATGACATTTGAAGAAATTCTTTAACAGCCTTAGGGTCAGTAATAACATAGCCAGAACTTGGCTTGAGTAACTTAACGCCGTCTTCGCCAATTTCTTCAATTAGTTCAGTGTTACGGCGTATACCAATAGCAGCAAGGGCTTCATCTTTAGCCTTGCGAAAATCTGCTGCAGTTTTAAGTCCATTGTTAGCAAGGAAGTTAGTTGCAGGGTCAAACAAACGTCTTCCATCATCTCCATTTAAAGACTTAGCATTGCCATAAAAACGGCTAATCCATCCTTTAAAGTGAACCGCTGCTACTCCACGACCACCAAAGATTCTTGCATCCGCTAGGTCAGCAGTTGATACAACTTTACCACCACGACCAGATACTGCATCAAGTGTTTTAAGCATTATGTCATAATTATTAGGGTCAATAAGTTCTTCTGCAATTTCACGGTCAAACTTACCCGTAATGCTTGCAGCACCAGCCATAGAACGTGTAGCAGAGTTAAGAAGATGTGCGCTATGCGCTAAACCTTCAACAATTAAGTCAGCCTCTAAATCATCACCATTTTTACGGAAAGGCATTGCAGCATCTTCTGCCGTACCAAAGGCAACATCAATTCTGCGAACCATATCTTCGCTAATACCTTGTTCTTTAGCAATTTGTGCACGCTTAGAAGCACGGTCAGCAAGTGTTAGAGTTTCTGATGTACGTGTTCCGCCTAGCCACTTCTTTAATCCTTGACGGAGTGGCTCTGCTGTTTTGCTACCAGTATAAGCGGTAGCCATTTTACCTAGACGATGCCCTCTGCGTAACGCAAGATCAAAAACTTCTCGTCCAGGTGCTGTAAGAAGGAACATAAAACCTTCATCAATTACACTTCGGATACCCAATCGTGGGAACAAAGTAAGAACAGACCAAGCATTTACAAAATCATCAGCAATTTTTAACTGTGTTGCTCCACCCATTGCACCAATAAGATTTTTTTTGCTCTTGATTCGTCCTGCCATTTGTGCAATCTCAATGTAATTAAGAGAACCAATAGCACCAGCCTCTTGGAATGGATGAATAATTCCAGATGATTCATACTTAAGTACATCATCTTCTACTTTGAGTCCAACTTTGCCAATTTCATCAGCAAATGCTGGATTAACTTCTAGTTTAGAAACAATAGATAGACCTTCTTTGTCACCAAACTTAGACTTAAGGATTTCGTCCATAAGTTTTTTGCCATCTGGATGACCGTCAAGACCAAAACGTTGCATAATACCAACATAGATATTGCGCATAATAACAACTTGGTCGTTTGCTTCTGCAGCAATAAACTTTTGTGTCATAAAATCAGCCAAGTCACGTGGTAATACTTGTCGTGCTACAACACGAAAGTTATCTGCAGTTTTATATGCATCTTCTCCAAGAAGAATTACTCCACCTTGTGGACTACGTGCAAAACGCTGAGCAAGTTTTTCTTTGCGTGACATACCAGCATAAAACTTTTTAATGTCATCAATGTTTTCTGCAAACATTTCACCTTCTTTACCCAATGTGGATAAAGTTTTAAATGCGTCTTCACCATCAGCAGCAATTTCTTGCGTTGTACGACCAGTGTAGTTAAGTTCTCTATCTAGCCAACGAGCCATACCTTCGCCTAAGCGACGTTGACTGCGTGCTGTAGCCACACCGTTACGGAAGTACTGAATACCATCAACACGACCAGAAAGAAATAGCGGTACGTTTTCTACTTGTTCAAAGTATGTAAGCGCAGACTTAGCATCTGTAATGTCGTTACGTTCAAGCAACTTAATTGCTTCATCGTTATTGTACGCAGGAAAGTTTGTTTTAATATCGCGGATAACAACAGAACGTGCTGCTGTATCTGGAGCGTCTTTAAGACGTTTAATTTCTCCGCCAAGTCCATCCCAGAGTTTTACAACATCTGGTTCAGTAGCAAAAATTTGACGCACACCAGCAGTGCCGTGCTTTTGAACAATAGCAGCAAGTTTATCTCCACGTCTAAGTAAACTAGAACCACCAAATGTTAAGTAAGTTAGTGGGTCAATTGCTAACTGATAAATAAAGTCAATAGCACCAGAAAGATTTTTAGTGTTACCATCAATGTAATCTTGTTCTAAACTTGCATTCATTGGTTTTGTATCAAACATACGTGCAATGTCACGACCAGGAGATACCTGTGCGTACTTAACGCCATCCATTACTTGCTTAAACTTTTCTGGCTCGTTGTATGCTTCTGTTAAAGCGTCAAGCATTTTTTGTGTTACTTGTCCATTAGCAGCAACAATCTCTCCAGGTTTTAATCCAGCAATAAGACCCTTTGCTACATTTACGCGTTCTTCACCAAAGTACTTAACTGTTTCATCTAATGCACCATTGTCATAAACACGGCGACCATCCCAAGCATCAGTAAATGTTTGCTTATTAAAAAAACCTTCACCTTGTGCAGCCTGACGTGACATAAGATATGGAGTATTAAGAATACGTGTCCATATAGTAAGACCTTTAAACAAACCAATAAGTGGGCTTGCTGCTATTTTGCCAGTTGTTTTTAATGCGGCAACAGCATTGTCGCTAAATGTATTTGCTTCTTTAGCATATGTAGCATCTGGATAAAGAAATTTAATTTTATCCTGTGCATCTTTTTCTAGTTTAAAAAACTCTTTACGAGCATCTTCTGTAGGAAGCGTCATTAAGTTTTTGTTCTTTTGAATAGTCCAACTAAACTGTTCTAGTTGTGTTGTCTGCTCTGGATTTAAATTACCCTGTTGTGCAGCAGCATAAAGATTAGGACTTGTTTTCGCAACAACATAATTTACTTTGTAAGCCATTAGTATCCTTCATCAACTAATGCTCTGTAAATCATTTCAGTATCACCACTTGGGTCATACTTAATAAGTTGCTGTAAAGTCTGTGTAAGTGTGTAAGACTGATTAGGACGGTCCATCATAACTTCAGAACCTGGTCCAGGTCCAGAATTAATTCCAGCAGTTACTGGTTCATCTGGACGTTCGGTTGGAGCCATAAGTGGAGTTGGTTGTGGCAATTGCAATGTTGGTTGTGCGGTATCTCTACCAGCCATAGGAGCAGAAGTTTGTTGGTCATATGTCGTTTGTCCTTGTCCATAAGGAAGTCCAGAAATATATTTAGCAGGTTGTGTAGGTCCACCATCTGTGCGCTGTGATAGCGCACCTGGTCCTGAGATAGGTGCTGGATTACTAGGCTGTTGATAGCCGCCTCTTTTTTCAACCATTATTAATCCTCTTCTTCTTCTTCAATATGATTTCTAATGTCATCTATTGTGACTTTTTGCATCCAATCAGGATGTGATTCTTTTGATGCTAATAGCCATAATGCATTATCTACAGAGAAGCCAGCCTTGCGTAAAGATTTATAGTATTCGTGTAAAGCAATTGCGTATTCATCTAGTTTTGAATAATTATCATCAACAGTACGAACTTTAGGTTTACGTGCTGCCATATGATTTACTCCTTAGATTGCTCGTTCTCTACTTGTTCTTACTGCTGCTTGTCCTCTTCCATCACCAGAAAGACTTGAAAGCATTGTTTGTAAATCTGGTCTTGCTTGTGGTTGCTCTAGCATTGGAGAACCTCCTGCTGGCGAGCCAGCGGGAGCAGGGGACATTTGCTCAACCGCATTAGTCGGTGCACCAGCAGGAGGAACTTCTTGCTGCGGAGCAAAGGTTTCTTCTATCGCGTCCTCTAATGCTTGTCCCTTTTGACGAGCCTTTATTACCGCAGCAATCTTACGAACTACTTCTGAAGCATCCTGACCTTGAGTAGCCATCTGTGGAATTGCTTGTGTGTATGCCGTAAGTGAACCAAGGAGTGCTGAACGCATCTCTTCAATTTCAAT